AGTTTATATTGGTAATCGTGCTGAGTATTCTATTTATGCTTTGGAAGGTGGTAAATTACAATTATTTATTCAAGGTTCATTAGGTCAAATGATAAAAGAAACAATGACAGACAAAGGTAAAATATTTCTTGGTGGTGGTACAACATTTAATAACTCTCCTAAATCTACAAAAACGCAAAGACCAGCTTCAGTTAAATATACTGAATTTTAATTATGACTTTAGTTAACACAAGAGCAGCCTTTGAAAAGGCAGTAACAGATGCAGTTGCAACAGCAGATAATACTGTTCAAATGGTTTATGATAATGTAAATTTTATAACTCCTGGTAAGAGCACAAAATATATTTTAATGTCAGTTGAATTTACACAGGCAACTATACAAAATCAAGGAGCAGCATCAGATTATTACTCTGGTGTTATTCAATGTAATGTATATGTTCCTAAAGGAAAAGGTACTGCAACGCTTTCTGCTATAGGAGAAGCTGTTATTGATGGATTAACTTCTGTTAATGCTCCTGGTTATAGTGATACATTTAGTTGTAAACCAAGAGTTCTTGATATTAATGGTGTGACTCCATTAGAGATTGAAGATAGAAGTCATTTTGTTGGTCTAATATCTTGCCAATTTACTGCTAATGCCTAATATAAGTATAATATAAATATTATATTAGATTACTATGGAAGCGATTGAACTGTTAAAGAATAAATTTGGTGTAAGCCAAAAATATATATATGAACTAAAAGAAGGAGATGTAACAGTTTTAGAAATTTATTGGAATCCATTGACCATTGCAGAAAGAGAAACTATTGTTGCAAAATCTGGAAATAGTGGGACTAATGATGATTTTGCTTTGGATCTTATGATTACAAAAGCTTTAGACAAAGATGGTAAAAGGTTATTTCAAGATGGTCACAAAGCATCTTTACGAAGAGAAATTAACGCAAGTGTTTTACAAGAAATTCAATTAGCAATGTTAAGTTCTGGTTCTGAATATAAATTGGAGGAAGCGAAAGCAGATTTAAAAAGCTAGAAACGATTGGTTTTTTATGTTTTTTTTAGCATCGGAGCTAAAAATGACGATTCAAGAACTTACAAATAAATTAACGCAAGAAGAATACATCAATTGGCTTGCTTATTACGAATTAAAGAAAGAATATGAAGATAAAGCTTATGAAGATGCAAAGAATAAATCACGAGCAAGAAAACGCTAAAAGCGGTACACTAAGATAAAGTTTTGGTTTTGCTGTGGCCGATTACGGTGTAAATATAAATTTAAGAGTAAAAGGGCAATCTGGTCTTGATAGATTAAATTCTAAAGTCAAACAATTAACAAGAAGTGTAGATGATATTCGTCAGATAGATATAATGAATCCTCGCAATACGGGAGGAGCAGGAGGAGCAGGTGCTCGTAAAGAATTGAAGCAATATAGACAAGATATGGAGGATCTTGTTAAAAGTGTTAATAAAGCTAAAGGAGCATTTGGCGAAACAGCTAATGCTCAATCTGCAACAGCAGATGCTTTAGAAGAATATGCTAATAGTATAAAGTTAGGAACAGACGCACATAAAGACGCATTAGCAGCCTCAAACAAGCAAAACAAAGCTATAGGCCGAGAAACAATTTCAATTACTAAAAATACAGATGCACAAATTAAGAATAATAAAGCACAAGCTCAAGGAAATAAACTTGATAAATTTAATAACAAAGGAACTGGAGCAGCTTTAAAAAGCGGATTAATCTCTGGGGCGTTCCCACTATTATTTGGACAAGGCCCGATTGGAGGTGCTGCTGGTTTTGCTGGTGGCTTCTTGGGAACAAAAATGGGTGGTCAGATGGGTGGTTTTGCAGGTGGTCTTGTTGCTACTGCTCTTCTTCAACAATTAACAACTTTAAAAAGTGCTTTAGATGAATTAGGTGGTTCTTTTGATGAAATAAATCCAAATATTGATAAGCTAACAAAGTCTTTAGGGTTAGCTGGAACGGCAGAAGGTAGAAGATTAAAAATGATAGAAAGAACTCAAGGTTCTCATGTTGCTTTAGAAATGGCAACAGAAAAAATGAATAAAATGATTGGAGAAGAAGGAACTAAAAATTTAAAAGAGTTTGCAGAGATGAGTAAGATTGCTGGAAATAATTTTCAAATTGGAATGACAAAATTACAAGGATTTACAGCTTCAGTTGTTAATTTTCTAAGTAAGAGTTTAGGCTTTAAAGATCGGATAGAAAAAAGAACTATTGAAGAAGGTGTAGACTTAGGAGTAAGCGTAGGGAATAAAGAGGCATTAGCTATAAAAGCTGAACAAGCAAGAATAGATGCGTTGCCTTTGGAAAAATTAACTTTAACGGGCAGAAGTGGAATAGAATCAACAATTTTTGTTAGAACTGAAGAAGCTAGACTTGCCCAAGAAGAATTAAACAACAGAAAAAAAATTTTTAAAACAACGGCAGATCAAATAAAATTAGATCAAGATAGGCAAACTAAACTTGATGAAGGCTTAAAAAGTATTACAGATCAAAACACATTTTTACAAAATCAACTTTTATTAGGCAAACAAGGTGCAGAGATTGAAAAATTAAAAGTTGAACTGGCTAAAGAAATGAAAATTGCGGTGAAGGATCTTAAGCCTTTACAAGTTAAACAGATTGAAGATGCTGTAAAACTTAGAGATGAATTAACAAAATTAAATGATTTATATGGAAGTATTGCTTCAACAATAGAAACAGGTTTAGTTGATGCGATAGAAGGAGCAATAAATGGCACTAAAACTCTTGGAGATGTTGCTCGTAGTGTATTTACACAGATTCAAAGATCACTTATTCAATTTGGTGTAAATGCTTTTCTTGGTGGACTTCCTGGGATCGGTGGATTCTTTAGAGCAGAAGGTGGGCCAGTTAGCAGAGGTAGAAGTTATATAGTTGGAGAACGTGGGCCAGAACTATTCACTCCTGGATCTTCTGGAATGATTACACCAAACCATCAATTAGGTGGAGGGTCTACAAGTGTTGTTGTCAACGTAGATGCTTCTGGTTCTTCTGTTGAGGGTGATGAACAGGGTGGCAGAGAACTTGGTCTTGTATTGTCAGCAGCGATAGAATCTGAATTAATTAAACAAAAACG